TGCAAAAAACGATTATACAAATAAAGATTATGTTGATTCACAAGTTAATGTAGTTGCTTCTAGTATCAGCAATGTAAATACACAAGTGACAAGTCACAGTGCGCAATTGGCGGAAATTGCGTTTAACGTAAAACTTTTTGGGGCTAAAGGAGACGGTACAACTGACGATACAGCCGCTTTGCAAACAGCTATTAGCGCCGTAAAAACTGCTGGTGGGGGAACATTGTTATTCCCAAAAGGTACATACCTAATTAGTAATCAGTTATCTATATCATCTGTTACCCATATGCATTGTATTGGCGCAAAAGATGGAAGTTCAATCATAAAACGACCTTCTGGTGCGGGGAATAATTTATTGGTAATTGATGGTTCAAACAAAGTAACAGTTGAAGGATTATATTTCTTGGGAACTGGTGATGTTGCATCAGATTTAGGCAACCTTCCACGAGGTATTATATTATCAAACTCCAATGATATTCGAATTATAGACAACTGGTTTTCTGACTTAGCAGGATTCGGAATCGAAATGGGCAACTCAAGTTATAACGTTCAGGTCAGAGGAAATACTCTTTGGAATATAGGCAATTCGTTAGCCCAAGATGGTGCGGGTGACGGTCATGCTATTTCGATGGCTTATTACTTGACGGATGGAACTACATCTATTATTGAACGTGTAGTGATAACCAATAATTTAATACATGACTGCCGAGTTCGTGGAATTGAGGTTTGGACGAGTACTGGCGGTTCAGTAAAAGATGTTGTTATTTCTAATAATATAATAAAAAATACATCAAGAACTGGTATTGCAGTATTTCATGATGGAACTGGAACTATCAACAATATACTAATAGAAGGAAATTCTTTGGATTCGTGCGGTAATGCTAACTGTAATGGCTCAATTGAAATTTTAGGTGCAAATACAAGAGATGTTGTTATCAAAGGTAATTCTATCAAGAGTTCGGGTTCTGGGGGAATTGACTTAGATAGTTCCACTAAAGCAATTTTAATATCAGAAAATGTGATTAACTATGCAAGCTGGCGTGGGGTTTGTATACGTAGTACAACTTCATTAATTTCGGTTTTGGGTAATGTAATTCGAAATTGCGGCAATGAAGGTATTATTGTTGCTGCATCAAATTGTTTAATCAAAGGTAATATTTGCTTGGATAATGGTGTAGCTATAGCTAATAATTACAATGGTATAAATATTGATGGTGGTATTAACTGCGTAGCAGAAGGTAATTTGTGTAAAAATGTAGATAGTGCTGGTAATCAACATTATGGCATGCGTTTAGCTGGTAGTGGACATATTTGCGTAAATAATAATTGCGTAGGAAACTACACAGGAGCTATTACTGATGTTTCAACAAGCTCTACGTTAGCTAACAATATTACTACATAATAGGACAAATATATACGTGGAAGTAGATAAAATGATAAAGATATTAATAAGATGGACGATGTTTAAATTTACAAAAAAATTAACTGTTGATATATCCCAGCCACGAAGTTGTTTTCAATGTCTTCAATATCTTAATAGGGAATTTAATTGTGGAGATTGCTCGTTGCAGAAATATAATTCGCAATAGGACAAAAGTATGTACTAGTGTGTATTAATAAATATTAGTATACAATGATAAAATATGTTATAATTATTTTAGTAGGAAAATACGGTCAGCTGGTTTGTTAGGTAGTGCGCATATAAAGCAAACGAACTGATATGTACGTGATGTAGCTCAGTTGGTAGAGCGGGAGCCGCACGGGAGCCGCAAGCTCTGTGTCGTTGGTTCAAGTCCGACCTTCACCCTACTACAAATATACACTAATGTGACAAAAGTCATAAAATGTAATATAATTACCTGTAGGGGGTGGTTATATTGGCTGTTAAAAGGCAAAACATAACGCTTGACCCTGAAGTGTTCGAAAAGTTTTGTACTATTGCAGGACGTAAGGGCATTAAGATCTCAACGTGGGTTAATCTAAAAATGAAAGAGTTTATTGAGGAAGAGGAATCGAAAGTAACCAAGAAGGGGCACTCGTAATGAGTGCTCTTTCTAAAAATAGCTAAATGGAGGCTATAACAATGCATGACCATAGATTTAAAGGGCAAAGAAAAGATACGGGAGAATGGGTTCGTGGAGAGTTAATAACATCAAATTGTCAAATTTTTATTAAAACATCACCGATTATTGACACACAAATATCATGCAATGACGGAATGATGATTTCGGTTTTTGTATATGAAGTAATATGGGATACTGTAGAACCATATATTAAACCCGAAGAAGAAATCAAAAAATCAGGAGGGTGTTACGTAGCTTAATACGCAATATACTAATCCATACTAATCTCTACAAGTCACTATTAATGCGACTTTGTGGATATGTAAGATAAACGGACTAAATTATTCACCAAGGGCTTACAATTGTAGGCTCTTTTTTATATTTAATGAAATGTCTGTTTTATGGAAATTCTGTAATTTGAAACCCTTTGGAGAGTAAGGTTACAATTTTTACAATTTTGAAAGTGGTGATAAAATGCCAGAATTTAAAAGTATTGCTGATTTAAATATATATCTTAAAAAGCAAATAATAGATGTGCTTAATAAGGAAGTTGCAACAGCAGTAAAGGACGAAATAGTAATGGCTGTAGACGATGTTGTATATGGTGCAGGAGATCCTAAAGAATATATAAGGCGTGGATTATCCCCATCCTCAAATGGGCTAGGTGGTAAATCACAAATGCATCACACAGTAACTACGGATGGAACTTTAACAGTTACTGATAATGCTGATTTTAACCATGATTTTGCAAATAACCATGATGGGTATGGATCAGTTGATTTATCTAAAAGTTTAACTGAAAATATTGAATATGGATATGGAAGCAAATCATTATGGTACAACAAGCCAAGACCATTTATAGCAAAAGCTAAAGAGAATCTTAAAAGTAATAAATACCACATAGAGAGAATGCGTGAAGGGCTAATGGCTAGGGGAATTAAGGTTATTTAAATAAAATTGTGCTTTGATTACCTTAATTAGTGGTTGAATAAACCATCAGTAACCTTAATTAGAATAGACCCCAAAAAGAGGTCTATTCCTGTTTTCGGAAATTATTAAATTTATATAGATATAAAATATAAAAGGCGGTGGGAAAATGGGTCGTTCTACAGTTTATAATAATATATGTACTCCTGAACTATATAATCAAGTTTGCCAAGATAATAAAGACTTGTTGGATGAATTTGTTGAGTACTTAAAAAGTACGGATAAATCGCCAAAAACTATTGATAGCTATATTGGAGATATTAAAATTTGTTTTATTTGGAATCTACAGAGCAATAAAAATAAAGAATTTACCGATTTTAATAAACGAGATATTATGAAATATCAAAACTATTTAATGAATGAGCTAAATGTTGGCTCTAGCAGAGTTAGAAGATTGAAAGCTTCCATTAGTAGTATGTCTAATTTTATTGAATCTGTTCTAGATGAGGATTTTCCAAAATTCAAAAATATAGTAAACAAAATTCCTGCTCCGATTAAGCAAACGGTAAGGTTAAAAACTGTGATAACCGAAGAACAATTGCAGAGTTTATTCGATTACTTAATAGAAAATAAGAAATATCAGCAAGCTTGTGTTTTAGCATTAGCAGTTGCTTCTGGAGCAAGAAAATCTGAGCTTCTAAGATTTAAAGTAAGTTATTTTAAAGATGAATATATTAAGTATGGAGCATTATATAAAACTCCAGAACTAGTAAAAACAAAAGGTAGGAGTTCAAAAGGCAAGCTTATCTATAAGTGGACGTTAGTAAGCAAATTTAAACCTTATTTTGACTTATGGATGGAAGAGCGTGAAAAATTAGGAATAGATTCTGATGAATTATTTATGGTGACAAGAAAAGGCGTTTTAAAGTCTATGGATATTACAACATTAGATAGTTGGGCAATAACATTCTCTAAAATACTAGAGGTAGATTTTTATTGGCATTCATTGCGACACTTCTTCACTACATCTCTTTGTAAAGCAAACATCCCTGCTGAAATTATAAAAGATATTGTTGGATGGGAATCTGTGACAATGATAGCGACTTACAATGATACGGAAGTTGATGAAGAAATAGGTAAGTATTTTGACGAAAATGGTGTTAAGGAAGTTGAAAAGAAAAGCTTAACTGATTTAAAATAAAACCCTTATTTTAACCAAAATCTAGCCTTAGAGCCTCAACAGTTCTAGGGCTTTATAATCTTCATTTTTGAGTTCATGTGATGTGAATTGAAAAGTGGAGATTATTTTTTTATGAAAATTTATTGAAAGGAGAGTGAATTAAATGGCAGACAATCTCGATATAATTATTAATGCGAAACTAAATACAACTCAAACAACTCAAACCGCCAGAAAACAAATAAAGCAAGTTGAAGCAGAAATAAATAAAACCCCAATGCAGCTACGTATTGAGTCAAGTACTGGAGTATTAAAAGCGCAAGCGGTTCAAGCTACTAAAGAATATAAAGCAATGTATTCAAACATTATTCGTGAACATGAAGGAATGCAAAAAGCAATATCTAAAACAGAATCTAACACCAGAAATAGAATCCAACAAATAGAAAAAACACAATCTTCTGCTCAGAATAAAAACCTAGAACAACAATATGAGCAAAAACAAAAACTAATTCGCTTAGAGTTGGAGCAACAAGCCACAGCACAAAAAAGACTTGAAACTTTAAGATTGGAAGCTCAGGAATATATAAAGATAACTGCTGAAAAACTTAAAGGGTTATCTACTAAATATAGTTATGGTAATCAATCCACATCTCAACAAATGCAAAAAGAATTAAATAATGGTATGCTTAATTTTAAGTCTATTGACAGTATCCCTGCAAAATTACAGGTCTGGAAACAACAGATATCACAAATAGAAAATGAATTGAAAGCTAGCCATCAAAAAAATATAAACTTACTGAATGAGCAGATTGCAAAAGAGCAACAATCTGCGAGTAAGAAATTAACCAATGCTAAACTAATAGAGCAAGCACAGGGTAAGCAGGCTAATTTAATTGATGAGGGAATAAGATTAAGAAGGCTCGAAGGCGAACAACAGTCCTCATTATTGAGAAATCAAATGCAACAACAACAAGCAGAGAGACAAAGAACTTTTGAATTAGGACGTCAGATTGCTTTGTTTAAAGAACAAAAAGCTATCCAAATGCAAAATTTACAATCAACATATGGTAGCTCTTACAATAGTCCCAACGTAAGATCTCAGGTTTCGGGAGTTCAAAGCAGTATAGCAAACTTAAATGCGGGCAACTTTCATGAACAATCTGAACGGATAAATACTGATATAGGTCATATTCGTGCTAATTTAAACGAAGCGAGAGCTGCATCTAATAGTTTTGCAAATGACTTATTCCATAATGCCTATAAAATGTTACAGTGGGCTGCTGTTGGAACTGCTATATTCGGTACATGGAGGGCATTACAAGATGGTGTTCAATATATAACACAATTAGACACTGCACTTAACGAAATTAGAATAGTAACTGGAAAAACTCAATTAGAGGTAGAAAAACTTGCATCTAGCTATAATAATTTAGCAAAAGAAATGAGTGTAACTACAACAGAAATTGCTTCGACAGCCGTTAGTTTATACAGACAGGGTTTGTCGGAAGATAACATAAATGAACGTATGCAAGCAATTATAAAATATGCTAAGATATCGGGAATAAGCTTAAAAGAAGCTGATACTATTATTACAGCAAGTGCAAATGGAACGAAGGCGAGCGTTAATGAAATAATAGATGTATTTAGTTATTTAGGAGATGCTACGGCGACTGGAGCCGATGAGATAGGAAAAGCATTTCAAAGAAGTGCATCTGTAGCCTCTATAGCAGGAGTTGATTATAAAAAATTAGCATCTTATATTGCGGTAGTGTCTAGTACTACGAGAGTATCTGCTGAAACTATTGGTAATTCCATGCGAAGTTTGATGATACGATACCAAGCTATTAAAGAAAATGGATTTAACGCCGAAGATGCAACAAATATCAATCAAGTGACAAAAGCATTGGAGGACGTTAGTAAACAAACAGGGTTTTCTATTAGTGCTATTGATAAAAGTAGCGGTATGCTTAGAAATTATACAGATGTACTTGATGATTTATCTAAAGTTTGGGATGATCTTAATCCTAAACAAAAAGCATATTTACAAACTGCGTTAGCGGGAAATTATCAGGGAGATAAATTCGCTGCCCTGATGGAGAACTACACGAGATCTATTGCATTGTATGAGGGGTCATTAGTTTCAGCAGGAACGGCACAGGAAAAATTTAATATTTGGCAAGAAGGAACTCAGTCAAAACTCGATGGATTAAAAGCAGTATGGGAAGGCTTGACAAAGGCAGTATTAAATTCAGGGTTTTTTAAAGCAGTTATCAGTGGAGTAACAGGTATATTAGATGGTTTAAGCACATTGACTGGTCAACTTTCATTGGCAGTATTTTCATTTACATTGCTTACAATAGCGGCTAAAGCATTCACAACTCAAATAACCGCTGCTTCTTTAGCAATTAAAGGATTTGTTGCTTCTGTACCAGTAATAGGTTGGATTGCTTTGGCTATTTCAGCTTTAATACCAGTAGTTCTTGGTTTCGCTAGTGCATCTAAACGGGCTAGAGAAGAGCAAGAGAAATTAAGTAAACAAACACTTGAAGAAGTTCAAACAAGTGTAAATAAATTAAATATAGATGAACAAAAAAGACGAAAATTAGATGAGTTAGTTAAGTCTTATGACGATTTAAAGAAAAGTTCTAAAGGGACTAAAGAAGAAGAAGATACGCTACATAGTTTACAAGTTAAAATGGTAGCATTGTATCCTAATCTTGCGGATGGAATTGATAGTGTTGGAGATGCCTATACTAATAATATCGAAAAAATAAGGAATTTCACTAAAGAACAAAAGAGTGCATATATTCAAGGGCTAGATCAACAAAAACAGATTTTAGGCTTTAAGATGTCTGACTTTAAAATACAAGAATCTTCCTTGATACAGAAAAAAGCAACTATGCTACCAACCAAAAATAAAATTTTAGACAGTTATGGTAATTTAAACAAGACTAGTTTTTCGGAAAATGAATTAAAAGATGTGGCTTTAGCATTAGGGTATAAAAGTGATTTCTGGAGTACTGCCGATAGTAAGCTAATAAAGGAGCTTGGCGGAGATTATAATATTAAGACTATTAAAATGCAAGGTTATGGTAACGATCAAAAAACTTTAAACAAAGATGCTATAAAAAGATTGGGAGATATTGCATATAATAAATATAGCGAAGTAGATAAGCAGTTGATAGATGTCCAAGGTCAAATTGAACAATTTAATAATCTTGATACAACTATTAAAGAATTACAAAATCCCAAAGCAAAAGCTAATAATAATGACAATATACCTAAAATCAATAATATTTATAATCAAGAAACCCTAAAACAGTTACTTGATGCAGATAAAATTTCTTTATCAACATATGTATCTCAATTAGAAAAAATTAAAAAAGATAAATTTGGAAGTTTTATAGGTAAAGATGTTAAAGCATTAAATGCAATGCTATTAGATCCAAAAACTAAAGAAGAAACTGAGAAATATTTATCTTTAATGCAAGATATTAATGGTGCTAACAATAAAGATAAAAAAGGCTCCTCGACTGGTCAATCTTTTGATGAAAAATATGTTAAAGAATATAACGCAGAAGTTGACAAATCTGTAAACAAAATTAAGCATCTCACAAATGAATTAGATGTATTAAACGCATCAACATCTAATTACAGAGAAAAACATAAAAAAGTTAACGAAATTCTTGATGAACAGAAAAACAAACTTGAGAAAATACATCTAGCATCCGAAAAGTTAAAAGGTAAAAAATCAGACTTAGAATCACAAATGATTGGTATAGGAATCAATCCAAACTGGTCAGAATCAAAAAAGAATAACATATTTGATTCTTGGGACAAAAACACAGATAAGAGAAAATTATTTAATGAACTGTATAAAGATTGGCAAGAAACAAGTAACGGAATTATACAGAATGATGATGCTTATTTTAGTACAGTTAAAGAAATATTCGCTAACAGAAAACAACTAGTAGATAATCAAGTTAAACAAGTCGAGGATTATCAGTCTAAACGTATTGCTAAAAATGAACTTCTTTTAAAACAATCTCAAGGGCACCAATCATTATTGAAAGAAGGAACTCCAGAATACAGTAAAGAAATAGACGTACAAGTTAATCTGCATAAAGAAAAACAAAAAATATTAGAAGACGAAGCAGAAAGACTTAAAAAGATATTAGCAACAAACAAAAATTTAACCGAAGAAGACCGTAATCAAATTCAACAGAAAATTGATGCTAGGTCTAGTGGCTGGTGGGACGAAGAACAAAATATAAGTTCATTGATAAAAAAACGTCAGGAAGATGAGCTTAAATACGTAGAAGATGCTCAAAACGCAATGATGGATATCCGTAGAAAAGCTGGCGAAGAAGAAAAGAGAATCTTAGAAAAAGATCTAAAAACATATACGGACAACATAGATAAAAAAATAAAAGCTCTTGATGATTTAATTGATAAAGAAAACTATGATACTAGTATTCAAAATCAAGACAAAGATATAAACAAAAAGCAAGCAGAAATAGATGCTTTAGCTCTCGATAATTCTGCTGAAGGATTAGCACGAAAAGCTCAATTAGAAATGGATTTAGCTGATTTAAAATCTAAAAAAGATGATGATATACGCAAGCATAGTCAAGACGAAGAAAAAAAGACGTTGCAGAATTTAAAAGACGTAGAAAGTAAAAAAGTTGAAGAGAAAAAATCTGCAATTGATGAACAATTAAGCGATGCTAAATTATTTAATACCGTTCAATTAGAATTAACTAACTCAACAGTAGATCAGATAATTGACGAGTATGAAAAAATGGCAAAAGCAGTTGGTGGAAATTATGACACCATGATAGAAAAGGCTAAGTTTTTCAATACGATTTCAGCAGCTAAAAAAGTCGTTAACGATGAGTCGTCTGCATACCACAACCCTACTGACATTACAAAGGATTATAATGAAGCCTCTGGAAAAGATGTAAACGGAAAATTAATTGATAAAATAATTAGCTTAAAAGAACAGTACGAAAAAGCAACTACTGCATCTCAGCGTACCTCAATACGTGGAGAAGCTGATTCTATCAGAACTCAATTGCCTTCCGATGTAGCACAAAGGACTAGCGAATTAAATACTGAAGAGCTAAAAAAATATAAAGAAGACATTAAAAATAGAGTATACAAAAATGGCGGGCTAGTTGACTTTACTGGCGCAGCATGGCTAGACGGTAGCAAAAGCAATCCAGAATATGTATTAAAGTCTATGGATTTTACAAATTTACTTAAAATAGTGGATATCACAAAAACTATAATGCCTATGATTAATACTAATATGCCTAATTTAGCAAGTAATAATTCCAATAAAAATGTAACAGTCCAATCTACTGTAAATATTAATGGAATCCCATCAGAAAGCGTAGATGGATTACTTAAACGTATAAAATCCGAAGTTTGGACTGACATGTGGAGAAAATTAGCTATAGAAGGAAAGTAATTTATATAGCCCGTCTATTAATTTAGGTGGGTTATTCCCTTTGAAAACAATAAATTTTACATATAAAAATAAAATAAGGAGGTGTATACAAATGTATCAAACAACTCTTTTTACTTTTGCTGACATCACAAGTGAGTCCATGGGAGTAACATTCTGTAGATATATAGATCAATCCATAAAAGATATATTTGTTTCTGGCAGAGATATCGTATCTGAAACTATCCAAAACAACAATAAATATCAAAACTATCTCTATAAAATAAACAAAACCCCACACACATTCAAAATCGAATTATACCACGAAAACTTAGATAATGACAAGCAACGTGAAATTGCTAGATGGTTTTTCGATCAGCAAGATTATAAACCATTTATTCCTACAGATACAAACCGAGTTTATTATATATTAGTAACTGGCGAGCCAGAATTTACTACTAACGGAACATGTGGAATTATATCTTTTGATGTAACTACTCAAGATAGTTTTTCTTATAGCAATTGGTACACTCAAGTTTATGATCTTTCAACTAGCATTACAACTCAAGCAATAACTATTGAAAATTTAGGAGATATAGAAATTTACCCATATATAAAATTAAAGGTGATAGAAAGTAATAGCACAATAACATTAACCAATTCAACAAACGCTGGAAAATTTATATCTTTCGGAACAAATTCCAGCAACCCATTAGTAGCAAATGAAAATATTGAAATAAATACTGATTCAGAAATTATATCAACTGACCAGTTAGGACTGTATAGATATAGTAATTTATTAAGTGGTTCTGAATTTTTTGGTTTAGTAAGAGGAAATAACAACATCAACGTGTCTGGAAAAGCTATTATTACAATGTATTATCAGTACAAATATTTAATTTAAGGAGGTGTTAACTTTTGGATAATATAAAAATAACCCTACATAAGCGTGACCGCACAATGGTCTATAATCTTTATGACATAATTAATCCAGTATACATCGAAGTTTATGGAGGAATTAACACTCTTGATTTTAGCATTCCTTATACTTGCCCTGATTTTTTAACTCATGAAATGATAGACAATCCAGCGATTAGTTTAATTAAACCTTTTTATTTAGTAAAATTTAACGATGAGTGGTTTATTATAGATAAAGTTGATAAGATATCGGACGATAAAAGTGTTCTTAATATAAAAACTCATTCGTTAGGATATGAACTAAAAAATAAAAATATAAGAGGATTTAAAACTGGAATTGTTGATAATCCTGTAAAAAATTTAACAGACACAATGAATTTAATATTGGTTAATACAAACTGGTCGGTAGACCACGTAGATGTTTCTCTCGATTTACTATATAGAGCCATTGAAATATCTGATAAATCAGTATTGGATGCAATAATTAATGATGTGTGTATTAAGTGGGATTGTGTCCCTAAGTTTTCGACAGAAACCAGAAAGATGTCATTCGTTAATTATAAAACAGATGGTTTGGATTTAGGATTATATATATCTGAAAATAAGTACCTAAAGAACATACAATTTGAAATGGAAGAAGATTCAATTTGCACCAAGCTTAAAATATTCGGGAAAAACAACATTAGCATAAACCAAGTGAATCCAAGTGGTCAAAATTACATTAGTGATTTCAGTTATTTCAAGCAAGATGGATATATGACTTCGGGATTAAAAACAGCTCTTGAAAATTATGAAACAGCTATAAGTAATAATCAAACAACTTTTCAGAATTATGTATCTCAGAAAACAACTTTGCAAACTCAGCTCTCAGATAAAGAACATGAACTAGATGTTTATATAACAGATTCAACATTGGGACTTAATGCAATACAGCAAGCTAAAGATATTGCAATAAGTAATGGTCAAGATATAAATGCTACTCAAACTACAATTGAGAATGGAATATTACAATCAGCAACTTTAAACACCGCGGTGTTGAGTACTAATACATTGAGTGATAGAGATGATTATTATAACGGTTGTAGTATAACTATTACTTCTGGAGCTGGCGTAGGTCAAACTAAGACTATTACTGATTATGTTGCAAGTAGTAAGACTATAATCGTGAATAGTAATTGGTCGACAATACCTAATAATACTTCAATGTACAATATAACCAATTCTTCTATTTTAGCTGAAGAAACTAGAAGACAGAATGTGGTTAATACAATCCAAGATGAGGTAGATTATATAGCTTTGCAAATTAGTGATATTGATGATGATATTTCAACACTTAGAAACTCTATAGATATTTCAACTTACTTAACTTCAGACCAATTAGAGGAATTGAATGATTGGACTATTGAAAAGGTTTATACAGATACCGCTATTACAGAACAAGGTGATTCACTAGATGTTTTGCAGCAATTATTGACTGAAGCTCAAAAGCAATTATCATTACAAAACCAACCAAGATTTAATGCTACCGTTGATGTAGTTGATTTTTGTCAGGCAGTAAATGTTGATATTTCAGAAAAAGATAGATTAAAAATTGGTAGCATAGTAATGGTAAGACATTCAAAATTGAATATAGATTTAGTTTGTAAGATTATAGAGATTGAGCGTGATTATTTTAATTATAAAATTACAATAAAAATTGCTAATGAGAAAAGTATTAAGAATGGATTTACTCTTATAAAAGATATCTTGAAAAATGTTTCTACTACTAGTGCTTTTTTATCTTTGAATTCTGATTTGTGGTCTAATGGTGGATCTGCAAATGATTTGATATCAGGTTTCTTGAATAATAGCATGGATGCCACTAAACAAATGATAACTGCTGGAGTAAATAATGAAGTTCAGATTAATAATAGGGGAATAACTATTGTTGATCCTACTGAACCTCAATATGTGCAGCGGTTCGTATGTGGCTCTTGGGGTCTCAGCGAGGATTTTGGAAACTCATTCTCCATCGGAGCAAGCAAAGGGGTCATTCACGGAGAAATCATCAGTGGCAAAATTTACCTAAAATCCAAAGGCAAGTTTTCATCCGTTAAATATAAAATATAAAATATAAAATTTCGCAAAGATAGACTGAGCTTAATTGCCTCAATTGATAAGAGTGGATTTCATATCAACATTTATTAATATCATTAATATTTTCTCTTGACATGTATTAGTTTTATTGATAATATCAATATATAAAGAAATTTTATATTGGTTAATTTTATGGTATAATTAAACAAAAAATGTTGATGAGGGATTTTAATGGCGGTAAAGAATAGACTAAAAGAAATATTATATAACAGAGGTATAAAGCAAACTTGGTTAGCGGAACAAGTTAATATAACTCCGACAACATTAGGAAATATATTACACAATAGATATAACACCTCTTTGGAAGTAGCTCTTAAACTAGCGTTTGTATTAAATTTAAAAGTTGAAGATATCTTTGAGTTGAGCGACAACATAAAATGATGTATATTTTTTATAAAATATGTTGACACGCAACATATACTTCTATATAATCATATTGCGAGGTAAATTATGGTTTTAATTTAATCTCAAAATAATGTATAGGAGGTCTTGTAATGTCTAGAGAAATAAAAGAAATAAGTATTAATGAGTTTGAGAATGAATTTAAAACATCAGAAGGTAAGACAGTTAGTATAGACGTAAGGGGAAGTATAAGCTTTTTGAAGATAGTCAATGATTTTGATATTTGGCAGGATGAAAATAAAATTGCTTTATGTGATTGTAATGACGAAAGTGAAGTTGGTATTCAGAAGCAAGACATTGTTTGCATTGTTCAAGATGAAAGAATATCAAGTATTAAAACAGCCAACATATTCCTGAGAAATGGATTAGAAATAAATTTGCAGGAGGACGTAGATAATGAATAATTTAATATTATTTAAAAGCGAAAAGTTCGAAAATACAACTTGTGATTTTTGGAGCAATAATAATGATGATATTTTTATGAGTATTATACAATTAGCAGAAGTATTAGGTTATTCTAGTAAGAGTGGTATTGAAAACATCTTAAACAGAAATGAATATTTGAAGAATAATGAATTTTCAAGTACCCACAAATTGAATGTAGTTGAAGGTAATCGTGAAGTATCAAGGAAAACAAGAGTTTTCACTGAAGATGGCATATATGAAGTAACTCTTCTAGCCAAAACAGAAAAAGCAAAGCAGTTTAGAAAATGGGTAAGAGATGTACTAAAAGGATTAAGAAAAGGTGAATTAAAATTAACTCAACAATTCAATTTACCAATTACCTATAAAGAAGCATTAGTTCAGTTACTTACTACAATTGAGAAAAATGAAAAATTAGAGGAGCAAAATAAAGTACTTATTCCCAAAGCTGAAGGGTATGATATACTAATTGACGCTCATAATTTTCAAAACTTTGGTGAGGTGGCTAAGTGCTTCGGGATCGGACGCAATTCATTATATTCTTTATTAAGAAGGGAAAAAATTCTCATGAATAACAATGTTCCATATCAGAAGTACTTAAATAATGATTATTTCTTAGTAAAGGAGGTTAGCATACTTCGTGGACAATATTATTTTAATGGCACTCAAACCTTCATCAAGCCAAAAGGATTAGATTTTTTGAAGAATTTGCTAAAAGAAAAAGGCTTCTGCGTCAACAGTTTAGCCCTCAACAAAAACAATGTAGCTATATAGTAATATATATTTAAAAATATTTCAAGACCTTTTTATTTAAAGGTCTTTTTTATTATAATAAAATTTAAAGGAGGTGAGCTAATTGAGTTTATATGTTTACAATTACACAAAAAACTTTGCTATTATCGGGGCTGACACAAGATTATGTGGGTTAAAAGATAATTCATATTATAAAATTCACGACAATGCTTGTAAGATTATTAACAAACACAATAAAGTATTCACTTTTGGTGGAGATTATTTTGCTACAAATATTCTTATTGACTTAATTAATAAATCCGATTATGACTATGCTGAATTATATAATATCTGTAATCAGTTAGATAACGAATACAATATTGACAAAGATATCTATTTTATAGAATTGACATGGGTTGCTTATGAAAATAATAGTTATGTTTTATATAATATTGCCACATATAATAAATATAAAATAATTAGAAGTATTCCAGAAGATAACTATATGTCTAATTTCTTTGGTGGTATTGAAACAGAAAAAGCGATTGATTATTATAACAAAAATATTAATAATTTAAACCTTATAGATTTATACAAGGATATTTACAATTTTTGCTCAAATGAATATATTGGTGGAGATTTAATATTATATATACTCAAAGATGGTAAGTCTATTAAAACATACAAATATAATATTTCAGAAAAATGCTATAAAATAGTAGGAAATTCTGGAAAATTCAATAAAATTGAAATGTATAATCCTACTACGAATTTACTTGATGTAGAGGTGGGTAACTATATTGGGCAGGATGGTTTAAGTAAGAGAGGTATAAAGATCAGTAATGGTTCATTTGAAATTTCTAAAGCTGCTGGAATTAGCAACGGCATAGAATTAAATCCTACTAATGGTTTAACTATAACTAGGAGTGACAATAAATTTAGGGGAACATTTAATGCAACTGATTTAAACTTTGAAACTAGCTCAGATAATGGAAATACGTGGTCGAAAAGGTTCTACTATGATTCTACGGCTCAAAAACTTGTTGTCAATGGAATAATAGATGCTCAAGATTTCAAAATAAATGGAACAAGTATTTTGGGTGATAATAAGATATTATCTAATTATATAGAAACTTTAGTAGTAGGTAGTAATGTAATTATGGGTGCAAACGCAACAATATCGTGGTCACAAATAACTAGTAAACCTACTATTCCAACATTGCCGAGCTATATTACTTCTACAAAAATTACATCTACCACCATCGAAAGTCCAAGTATTACTGGTGGTACTATTACTGGAGGGAGTATAACATCTAATTCTACAATAAATGTGACAACTGATTTGAGGGTTGGTGATAATATTTATGTTGGAAATGAAAATACCCTCTTAGAAAAAAGCCTAGTATTCTACAATGGTGGTAACATGACTGGAATAGGGCTTGTTAGTAATGGCGATTTTCGTGTGGATGGTGATAAGAATCTTGCTTTAACGGCTTACGAAGGGAGTGTTCAGATGACTGCTATGGGATCCACTGGGAGTGTATATGTAACTGCATCTCAAAATATGGATATTTATGCTGTTGGAGATATATTATTGAGTTCTAATTCTTATTGTCATATTGATGGGAATTTAAAACATACGGGTTCAGATATAGGTTTTTTTGGTAAAGCTCCCACATTTCAACAAACCGCTGAGTTATTAGGGGATAAGCTTACAACTGAATCAGCAGACCTCACTTATGGTAGCACTGAGGTTTCTATGTTAACTCACTTAAAGTCTGATGTAGGAAATTTGTATAATAAAGTTAATGGTATATTAAATAAATTAGCAGAATATGGGTTATTTAGCGTTAGTTAGAAAGGGATATTTTATAAAATATCCCTTCATTTTAGTAATGGTAAAATATTTTGAATATAATAATCATATGGAATGTAGCGTCCATCACTTTTTTGATCAATGTATTGTATATTATCTAACAATAAACTTCCCTTTCGAAGTTCATGCATTTTACTAAAAGATTTAGATATAACATTTGCTGATATGTTTTTATCTTTCAATGTTTTATATTCTGCTGCAATTTGTACTAAATCAACTTTACGTAGACTCATATTATTTTCTCTTATTTCTATATCATAACGACAGACATCTTTTTCATTATATTTTTCTGATATAAACGAAATAGGGATATATTGGTCGTTGTCAATATAGACTATTGGCAATCCGTCAGAAGTTTTAGGAACATTCTTATGATACTTTTGTTCTTGAGGGCTAAGAGATTTAATATCTATTTCTACTACTTCAGCTTTTGCTTCTTCATATACGCCTTGAGTTACTGTAGTTATCTCTATTTGATTATCAACTTGATTAAATACTACTTTACTGCCTAACGCTTTTCCAACATCAGCTAATTTTAAATAAGTGTAATCATCTATGTTGTATGCCTCAACATTTGCCTTTGTTCCATTGATAAGTACAGGATATGAATTTAATTTAATGTTTAATTCATTAGCAGCGAATACAGCTCCCGAGAATAGCGTTGTCCCAGTTAAAACCCCTAAGATAAATTGTTTGTATTTATTCATTATAATTCCTCCAAAATTGTATAGTTGTAGTTTAACCTACTATAATTATACTATACTTCTTTTGGAGGAATTTGTAAACATATAGAACTAAAATATAATAAGAAAGGAAGTGGTAGTATGGAAGACAATAAAAATGTAGTTGCCCAAAATAATGAGCAACTTTCTGCAAATACAATAAGCGGAATTTTAGATATTACAGTTATGCAACAAATACAAATAGCATTAAAATAAAGTTATTTTAATGTGCCCGTATGTAATAGCATTATTCCGCATTTTTTACATCCTAGTAAATTTACTGGTAATCCCGATGTTGGATTGAACGAAGGTGGGTTTGAGTTGGTGTTAACCGTAGTTATAACATAAGATGTCGTTCCTTCTGGTGCATTAACTTTCGCTAATTCTTCTGTTTTACACATTGGACATGTAGCCATTATTCTACCTCCTTTTAATTTATTTCCTTAATTATACAACAACAAAATATTAATTTCTACAATTGTTTACAGTTTTAGGTAATATATGTGACATATTTTATTAGTATTATCAGTTTTATTAATATTTACTCTTGACATATATTAGTTTTATTGATAATATCAATATATAAAGAAATTTTATATTGGTTAATTTTATGGTATAATTAAACAAAAAATGTTGATGAGGGATTTTAATGGCGGTAATAATAATTAAGATGAAGATAAATGAAAAAATAGAAGCGTATAGAAGTGACACAGGTACTACTCGGAGTTGGGTAGCTAAACAAATGGGAATGTCTATACAGAGATTAAATCAAATAGTCAATGGAAATAATATTACTTTAAAATTATTGATTAAATTTGCAACCTTTCTGCGTTGCGAAGTATCTGACTTATATGAATACAATGTAACTAATTATTGAAACAAAAACATTTCAATTATTTCAACCATATATATTGACATTTTTTGAAACCTTTCGTATACTATTAATGCAAGGTAGATTTTACCTTATGCAAAATAATATATAGGAGGGTTTTATTGTGAGTAAAGTAAAAGAAATAACTATCAATGAGTTAGAAAATGATTTCATCAAATTAGAAGGCAAATCAGTTTGTGTAGACATTAAAGGAGATATAAACTTCTTACAAGTAATAACTGGCTTTAATGTATGGCAGGATGAAAACAATATCACATTTTTTGATAATAATAACGAAAGTGATTTCAATATCAAAAAATCAGCCATAACCTGTATTGTTCAAGATGACAGAATATCCGATTTTAAAGATACTCATATATTCCTGAAGAATGGATTGGAAATCAATTTACAGGGGGACGTTGATCATGAATAATTTATCTGTAGTCCAAATTAATAATCAAGATGTCAACATTAAGGAATACAATAACACCAGAGTTGTAACTTTTGAAGATATCGATATGCTTCATCGAAGACCAGAAGGAATATCTTATAGAAATTTTTGTAATCATAAAAAGCACTTTGTTGAAGGTATAGATTATTTTAATTTCAAAGGTAATAATGGACGCAAAGCCTTGGCACAGGCTAACTTAGTAAATTTTACAAAGTTGAACAATAGTCCAAACTTCTCATTTTACTTAATCACTGAATCAGGATATTTAATGTTAGTAAAAAGTTTACAAGATGATTTAGCATGGGAAGTACAAAGACAATTAGTGAATGTATATTTTAAAGCAAAACAAATTCAGCAACCACAACATAATTTACCGACTACCTACAAAGAAGCACTAATACAATTACTTACAGTAGTCGAGGAGAAAGAAAAGATTGAAGAACAAAACAAAGTGCTTCTTCCCAAAGCTGAAGGATATGATGATTTTTTAAGTGCTAAGAATGCTCAAACAATGAACGAGTGTGCTAAAGTATTAAAAATTGGACGCAATAAGCTATTTAGATTTTTACGGCAAAACGACATCTTAATGTCTGACAATTTACCGTATCAAAGATTTTGTGATAGTGAATATTTTACGGTTAGAGAAATTCATTTTATTAGAGGAAATTATGAGTACAATGGTTGTCAGTGCTTGGTTACAGCTAAAGGATTAGAGTTTATGCTAAAATTACTAAAAGAAAAAGGCTTCTGCGTCAACAGTTTAGCCCTCAACAAAAAATCTATAGCTATATAATAATACATTTTGGTGAATATCACAATAGGTATTCACCAAATACCAACAAACCTCAAGTATCAATATCCCTATTTACATAATTGAAAATATTTTACATTTTATCTTGAATAAGTCTTGACAATACCACAAGGGGTAGTATAATTAAATTAATGACATAGTTAATGGTCGCACAAACGACATGGGGTTTGTGGTAGATGTATAAGATAACCATCTATTCCGCTTGGGGACTCTAAATAGCCAAGACGCACCGTGATTGGTGGTATTTATATCCAATCTGTTGTCTTACAATTTTAAATAATTTAAATTATTTAATGCTCGGTGTGTCTCAGCCGTAAATGAGAGTTTTAATGCATGGTATAATTTTATTAAAGATAGCTCATTCTACCTTTAATAAATCAAATGTTTGTTGTTACTCGATATACAACTAAAATAAGGTCGAGCGCAAATATTTGTCGCTACTCGATATGCGACTAATCAAGAGGTCGAGTTCAAATGTTTTTTTAAAGCTCTATCTTCATTGGATAGAGCTTTAAAATTAAGTGAGGGTATTATGGATTTAGGTAAATTTTATTTCTTAACTGATGATTATTTTATTGATTTTCCAGATGAAAATTTAATGCGCAATAGTGAAAAAATAAACGGCGAGATACACGATAGACCATGTTTTTATTCTTTCTTAGATAATAAAACCAATGTTTATTGGATGATTCCGTTTTCTTCAAAAGTGTTAAAGTATCGCAAAATCTACAATGATAAAATTACTCGTTATGGTAAATGTGATACAATTATTTTTGGAGAAATTTTAGGACATGCTAAAGCGTTTTTGATTCAAAACATGTGTCCAGTTATTCCTAAATATATACAAAATGAATACATAGATAAAAATTCAAATACTCCTGTAAAAGTAAATGGAATTTTTGATAAGGAAATTATATCGAAAGCTAAAAAAGTTTTATCTCTTCAAAGAAAAGGTAATAAATTAATTTTTCCAGATGTTTTAACAATAGAAAAGGCTTTAATTATTGATATAGAAATTAATGAAGCTCAAGAGCAAGTTGCTTCTGGCATAAATATCACACACAATTCCCAATAAAACTTTTATTTTAAGCTTATATTGAAACTCCTCCAGCACCAGCAAAACTATCGAAAACGAAATAAAAGTAGTGAAAAACGTAACAAATTACCTATAAAATGAAATATTGTTCCTATAAAACGAATTTTAGTTCTTGTATATTTAGAATTCAATGTGGTAGAATATTGACTACAAACAATAAACGATTGTTGACCAAGTTTATTACAAAAAGAAAAACCCAGAATCTTGTACATTCTGGGTTTTTCGCTTGTTAAGATTTTGGAAATATGTCATGAAGTAATGCCAATACAGTAAGTATTTCTTTTAACCCTATCCAAGCTGTTTTCATAAGTGCTTTTAAATCATTTTTCGTCTGATTGTTGACCAAGTTCATCACCTCCTCTCAAACTTAGAGAGGTCACGCAAACACTTATTCGACTATATATATCTTACAATAAACATTTCTTTTATAGCAATACTTTTTTTCCAAATTATCTGGATATATTTTAAATGGAAGATTGCTTGATTTGGGATCAAGTGGTCGTAGATTCAAGTCATGCTACTCAGACCAAAAGAATTTCCTATCCCTCCCACAATCCTCCAAAATATGTTATAATGTGAGAAGTATTTTGTGGAGGATGAGAATATATGGATACACCTAGGATAAATAAAGAAGCAAGAAAACATTTAGATGGTAAGGTGAATACTATTAAAGGATTATTGTTAGATATTGAGACATCACAATCTTTATTTGCCGTTGATTGGTTTTATGATAAAATAATGATGAATAAAAATCATCAAGAAGAATCTCAATTAAAGAAGCAAATAAATACTACAACTGATTTAGCCATAAAAAACAAATTAAAAGAAAGAATTAACAAAGTATCTCAAAAGAATGTTCCGAAACCAATTTTAATAGGCGATGTGGTTCATATTAAATTTGGAGTAGGTGTTGGGCATGAATTAAAAGAACATCATTTTGGAATTGTTTTAGCAAGAAAAGGTTTGATGTTTTTAATTGCACCATTGACTTCTGTACCTCAAGATTATGGCGATTTAAACTATTCATTCAATAATTTAAATTTATCCAAAAAGACCAATATTAGTTACGTTAGTTTTTGCCATATAAAATATATTCATCAACGTAGAATAGAAAATATCACTACCGCTAATAATAAAGTTAGAAACGTACGAACTGGTAGTGAAGCCGTAAATAATATTCTAGATAATTATTTTAAAATAGTAAAAAATAGTTAATTTTTTGGTTGACACAAAAATAATAGCAGCATATAATATAATTATAAAGCAGTATCGGTTCAATTGTGGCGATGATTGAATCACTTAATAAGTAACTTAAAGATTTTTAAAAACCTTGCGGAATGGCGAGGTTTTTAACTTTTATCAGACCTCTCTAGCCAGAGGTCTTTTTTACGTATTAAAACAGCACTTTTATTTGAATTAAATAATGAGTTTCCCAAAGACATCCAATAGATGTCTTTTTGTTTTGCACGAAAGGAGTGTTTTATTTTATTTGAAAATGGGACATCTAAAGGGTGTCTTTTTATACTTATTTTAAGAAAGGAGTGGATAAAATGGCTATTTTAAAGCCTACTTCTATGTCTCCATCAATTCCAGTAACAGCAACTTCTCCTATTACTATAAGCTGGAAGAACTTGGGGGATAGACAATACTACTATCAAGTACAAATATACAAAAACTCAGATAACTCCTTAGTTCTAAACACGACAAAAATATCAAGCCTTAATGCTTTTTATGTCGTTGCCGCCAACACATTGACTAATGGAACTACCTATAAATTTAATGTTACTGTCTGGAATCAAAGCGATGTATCTGCTGTTTCAGAATGGGTTATTTTTAAATGTAGCTCTACTCCAGTAGTTTCATTTACAAATTTGTCGTCTACAATTCAAAACTCGAACTATACTTTTACTGGTGAGTATTCACAATTAGAAAGTATAGCTATTAAATCGTGGCAGATAATTCTTTATAATATATACAATGAAATAATAGGTGACTCTGGTCTTATCTACAATTCTACAATTTCTCATGAATTTTTTGGTTTAATAAATTTAAATAATTACAAAATTGAGCTTCAGGCGAGATCACAAGACAACTTATTGGCGACTACAGGCAAACAATCATTTAATGTTAGTTTTGAAGTTCCTAAATCCGCTATAGCATTGGAGGCAATATCAGTTGATGAAAAGGCATCCGTGCAGCTCCAGTGGAATGTGTCTCAAATTATAGGTACATCAGATAGTAGCACTTATATAGGTGCTGAAAAATTAGACTTAACTGGTGGGAAAAAAGTTTATTTCGATGATGGATTCAGCATATCTAACAATTTTACAACTGAACTGTGGCTGTCATCTGTGACTGATTATACTTTTAACATAAACACAAATACACAGCTAATATCTTATAAAAATGTGATTGGTGACACCAATGCACTATGGCTTGTAGATTCGTCACAGAACACTGAGATAGCTTTGAACGTAGTAATAGGTAATCAAGCACCGATAAGTCCAGATTATTTATGGATATATGATATTAACATATCGGGAACAACACAATTTGAACAGGTTATTTGTGACGTATATCATCCTACAAATATAAATAGTTTATGGCTTGATTTATCAAATGGAGCTGATGTAGATTTGGAAGTTTTTAAAATGAGGAACGCAAATGGGGAATTCATCTCGATTAGATATTTTAATGGGGCATTTAATTTATATAGAAACGATGAACTAATTGATAAAGTAATTGTATCTGGTAGTAATTATTATTTATATATTCAACAAATCGGAAGCGATTTAACACTTCACGCAGAAGTGATTTCTTAGGAGGTGATAATATATGTCGGTTTCTAATATTGACTATCTTGAAATTAAGAACTGTATTTTGGATGAAATTAATGTAAGAGAAAGCACTTCAGGAATAGATTTAACATCAGCTAAAAAAGAGTGGCAAATAGATACTTTTCTATTGTGTAAGTTTCTATCTAACACCGAGGGAGGGAATGTTAGTTTAGGTGGCTTAACAATAGATGGTTGGAAAATAAGAAAAAGGAGAATTGATAGCACTTCAATTCAAGAATTGGCAACTATAGCATTGGGAACAGATGAGGATTTCTCATACTTAGACCCTACGGTAAAGCCGAATGTGATTTACGAATATCAAGTATCTCCTATGAGCGCAGATATAGAAGGACAACCCGTAACAGCACAAATATCAGTAGATTTTGATTATTGGTGGTTAAGCGATGCTACGGGAACTACAAATGAATCATACCCATTTTTTGCAGGAATAAATGCTGGACTTCAAGTTTCTGATATTTTAGTAAATAAACAAAGATATGTGTATGATGATACATTTAATAAATACCCAATAGTTTCATATGGTAACCAGCAATATATTAGTGGAAGTATAACCGCCGCATTGCTAGATTCTTTTATGGAAGTTAGTATCTCATACAGAAAAAACGTTGTTGATTTTATAAATAACGGACTTCCTAAAATATTAAAAAATCCAGATGGCGACTTATGGAAGGTTGATACCAACAGTAGCTCATATAACATGTTACAAGGGCTTAGTGATCCCCTATCAAGCATAACCTTTTCCTTTATGGAAATTGGTTCTGTTGACAATGTATAAGGTGGTGGATATATGGTAACAGACGCAGAGAAACAAATTATTACATTCAGTTATAGAAAATATATTTACTCCGTCGAGTGGCTAGACAAAGACGAAAATACATTAGGAGAAGCTTTAGTTGATGTTGTTTCTGGAAGTGCTAATTTTGATGCGACAAACAATTGTCGCAGAAGCTTTAATTTAACCTTTAGAAATTTAGATGGTAAATATACCCCTTCTTCAACTTCTAATCTCTGGATAAATAATCGAATAAAAATAAAAGCTGGATATGAATCGCTAGATGGTACTCAGATTTTATATAACCAAGGGGTATATATTTTAGGGAATCCTACAGTGCTAAGTAATCCCACTCATAAAGAGGTTAGTTTTCAAGCTATTGACAAATATAATCTATTGAATGGTACGGTTTCTGGAGAACTAAAATATAAATATGAAATAGAAATTGGTACTAGAATTGATGAAGCTATACAGGCAGTTTTAATTGACGCTGGCGAAACAAAATATATCATAGATACGTGCAGTACTACAGTACCATACACTTTGAAATATTCTCCGTCTGACAACTACTCAAAAATTTTAGAAGATCTTGGAGAAATAGTTTCATTTAGTGGAGCGTATAATTTGGACGGATATTTCCATTTTACTAAATCTTTAGATGAAATTGATTACGATACTATTCCTTCTAGTTGGGATTATACAGAAGTTAGTGAAAATGGAGTCGCCAACCTATATTTAGAAAGTAATAGAGAACTACAATGGAACGATATAAGAAACAGCATTGCGGTTTACGGCATGACGGATTCAGATTTAGGAGTGCAATATACCGCATTTTCATCTGACTCAACTGGTAGCGAGCTTTCTATAGATGTGATAGGAGAACGAGTTAAGGCAATTGAGGACGATAAGATATACACAACAGAATTGGCAAAAACTAGAAGTGATTATGAGCTTTTAAAACACATAAAGTCAAATGAATCAGTTAAGACAAATCTAATCCCAAATTTCTCTCATGACATTAATGATGTAATTTCCTTAAGAGATGATTCAAATGGTTGCGAAGGCAATTATATTATTCAAGGTATTTCTTATTCTTTGGGATTCAACGCTACTATGAATTTAACACTTTGGAGAGTTAGAAATATTGGTTAAATAAAATATTAAACTTCAGCAAGGAAGGAGTGATACCCATTGGCTGATAATTCTGTAGAACAAGGTAAAAAAATATTAGACGCAATTGCAAAAATGATAGAATCTGCAAACTCCAAATTATCATTTAACACTTCTAAAAAAGCTATTATCCAAGAAATCAACGAAGACGGCACAGTGAATATAGTAATGAATGGTCAAACATATTCAAATGTAAAAGTAAGAAGTGGACTCTCCCCAACAATTGGGGAAGTAGTTACGATGAGTATTTTAAATAACAATTTAAAAGATATGTATGTTGATTTGTGTGCAAATGTATTAAGCGGAGGTGGAGAGGGAACAGGAGAAATTAATACAGCGTCAAATATTGGTTCTGCTGGTATCGGACTATTTAAACAAAAGCTAGGTGTAGACCTACAATTTAAAAAAATAAATGCTGGTAGCTCAAAGGTCTCAATAACAGATGATACCGCCAATAATGAAGTTGATATTGATATTATAACTGGAACCACTACAAATACGGCTTGTGCAGGAGACGACAGTAGATTAAGCAATGCAAGAACTCCTACATCACATGCATCTTCTCATGTGACTGGTGGTACTGATGTAATACCAAATGCAATAGCAGGTGGCAATTCTGGTTCAATGAGTGGTACAGATAAAACTAAATTAGATGGTATATCACCAGATGCAAGCAAGGTAATATCTTCTACAATAAATGGGAATATAAAAATAAATAATGCAGAGACAGTTGTATATACCCATCCTACATCACATACTGTAAATCAAATATCAGATTTTGACACAGAAGTCTCTAACAACTCTGATGTATCGTCTAATACTGTGGCTAGGCATAGTCATTTAAATAAAAGTATATTAGATATAATAACTCAAACATTAATAGATACATGGAACACCATTTCTAATAAAGCAGATACATCTAATGTTTTGACCCTAGATAACACTACTGCTTTTAATCCTACATTAGATTATCACCCAGCCACAAAAAAGTATGTCATTGATAGTATGACTAGTGCAGGGCTTGGAGACATGCTAAAGTCGCAATATGATACAACCAATAATGGCATTGTAGATAATGCTGAAAAGGTTGCTGGATATACTGTCGGAAACTCTAGTGGTAGTGTTCCTATTTCTAATGGAACTTTAAATGTTAATCTAAATTCTGACAAAATTGACGGATATGAGGCAGGTAATGCTTCTGGAAACATCCCTGTTTCTAACGGAACTTTATGCACTAATTTAAATGCAAGTAAGGTTAACGGTGTGAGAATCACGATATCTTCAACTGCTCCAACTTCACCTACAGGCAATGGCGAGCTGTGGCTAGACTTATCAGTTTAATAAATAAAATATAAAATAAAGGAGGATTATTTAATGCCAATAATAAAAAAATATAATACAACGACTTTAGCATGGGAAGAAGTAGATTATTCCGCTTCAAAAGTAGGGATAGTTGACGCTGGGAATAAATATACAGCTACAAATGTTGAGGATGTTTTGCAGGAGATATCGACTAATATTACCAATGTAGATACCGCCAGTAATCTATTGGCTAAAATTAAAACCGTTGATGGTATTGGCAGTGGGTTAGATGCTGATACCGTTGATGGATTGCATGCGAGTAGCTTTATGGGAGGGGTAAAAGTTTACGGCACTAATGCGTTTACAGACGCTATAGCAGCAAGCGGTAGTTTAACTAAAAATATCGCATTAGGCGGAGCTTATAAAAATGGTATTGCAGTAATAAAACATACCTCTCTAGTATACTCTATTGTTGTTTTTTTTGGTACTAATAGCATTAAAACAAAAGTAACTGGCTTAGGTCAGTATTACAATGTATGGACAAGAGAAAATGCAGGTTCGATAACACAAGGTGCATCATCCCCTACATTTGGGGATAGAGTTGCTAGTGGCGTCTCTAAACTGTATATAAAAGAGGTATATATAAATGGAACTAATTTACAGATAGATTTTGGAAGTGCAGAAACAGTTTCAACTTATTCGTTAGATTGCACAGTTTATTGGGAGGTGTGGTAAAAATGTTTTACATAGAAATTAAGGATAATAAAATTATCGGTAAAGGACATGTAAGTGTTGAAGTTGCTTTGGCTGAAAATCAAAAAGAAGTATCGGAAGAAATATATAACGAACTAATAAGATTGCCTGCCGATTTCACAGAGGATGAATTGGGCAACATAGTTTCTATCACCAACGCTCCTGAACCTCCCGAATTTGCAACTGTACAAGATGTCGACAGCAAAGTAATCGAAATGATCAGGCGAGAATATGACCAGAACGAAGAGTACAAAATGTTGCGACTTGGAATTCTAGATGCAAGTAATTCAGATTTTGCGGCTTATAATAGCTATATTGAACAGTGCAGAATATGGGGACATGATAAAAAAGTTGAATTAGGATTTGTATCTGAAGTCGTTTAGAATAAAGAGGTGAGGCATAATGTTAAACCAAAAAGAATTTGAATATTCCAATATACTAATATGGAAAAACTGGATTAAAAATAACTGCAAAGAAACGATAAAAATAGGAGTGTTTGACGAGAACGTAAATGTCAATGCTCCTTATTTATCGGGCAAAATTAAAGACCCATTCAATATTACCTCTAAAGAATTAAACAGTCATGGAAATCAGGTTTGTAACATTATACTTCAAGCTTGTCCTAATGCAGAAATACATATATTGTCTAGTAACTATCCTTCATCTAATGGAAAAGGATATATCGAGGGATTGAAATATTGCAAAGACAACAAAATCCCACTAGTAAATATGTCGATGAACAATATTGAGAATGACGTGATCAGAAAAGCAGAATTAGATGTTTATAACAGCAGCACTTTTTTAGTATGTGCAAGCGGAAACTTCGGGAATAAAATGTCTACTCAAGCACAAGAATCTCAATGGTTTTCTGTTGGTGCAGAACATTTAGTTGATGGAGTTTTGGTTCGAACAGATTATTCAAGTTATGGAGAAGAACTTGATATAATGAATTTTAGTGGATTAGAAGTAAATGGTGATACATTAGAAGGTACTAGTTTTTCCTCTCCTTTAACTGTAGGGATGATTGCTTTATATTGGCTATGGTTCAAAATAATATATAAAAGGGTTCCAACTATACCAGAAATTAAGGAGTTTATTTTTAGCAATTGCGTTGATTTAGAAAATGTAGGAGTTGATTCCTTTACTGGTCATGGAAATTTTATTCTCCCCAAAATTATTCCAGAGGTGAAAAATATGACTATTGTAATGAAAATAGACAGTAACGATATTTACGTAGATGGAGTAAAAGAGACTACCACAACCCCAGCAAGATTAATGAATGGAAGCACTTATTTACCTTTAAGACTTATAAGTGAAAAATTAAAAGGAAGATCAATAAAGGATTTAAAATGGAATAACACCACTAAAGAAATTGCGATATTTACAGATTAAGATTTTAATATAATTCTCTCAATTTATTAAACAACTTCTTGTGAAAGCAGGAAGTTGTTTTTGCTTTGTAAGCTCAAGGGAATTATCCCTTTTCATATACAATTGTTGGTTTTACTAACGGATGTGAAATGAAAGGAGTGGGGTCTCAATGACTCAAGCAAAACGTGGTAAAAAAGAAGGTCGTGATCAAGCAAGAAAGTTAAAAAAAAATATTATCAAGGAACGTGGTTGTGTATGTGAAATATGCGGGTCAACTATTTTAATTCAAATACACCATTATAATAATGACCGTAGAGTAAATACAAGAAAAAATGCAATGTTGCTCTGTGACGATTGCCCCAAATGGGGACACTCAATTGATACTAGAGTTACAGATTATAGTGAACCACCAACAATTTATCTAAGAAGTTAAAAAAATAAAGGAGTGATTAAAATGAGAATCAAAGATAAGAAATTCTTTAATTTTCCTAATTCAAAAGAAGTTTCAAAATTTTTAGTTCAATTTATATCAATAGAACGGGCATTGTCTGTTGTCAGCTATCCACTAAAAGTAGTCGAACTAGATGAAACTATCATTTTAATTGAAAAAACGAATAAGGAATGGCTAGTTGGGGTATTTTCTAAATAGGGCTTATTTGCCCTTCTCTTTTTAAAATTACTTGCGGAAGCAGGTTAATATAGAGGTTAGAGACATTCATTTATGGGTGTCTCTTTTTATTTTTAAATTTCAAGGGGGATGGGTGATGAATGTATTATGTATTCAGGTTTTAAATTTATTAGAACTGGCTAAAAATGGGGCAATATGGTTTTGTAGTTTAGTTTTAGGGATATTTCTTTCGGCAATCGGGTATCCAAAAGAAATCTTAATATTTATTGCTGCACTGGTAGTTATAGACGTTCTTACAAAGCATTATTCAATAGTGGTGATTAATTATAAAGTATTTAGTTTCGCCAACTATTATAAAGCGAGTTTCATTGACAAAAAGATTACCAGTAAAGCTATGAGAGTGGGAACAAGCGTAAAAGCAGTTTGCTATTTGCCCATTTTATATATAGCTAATCAAGCGTCTATAATTCCCGAAATATTTGGAGGTCAGCAAATTTCTATGATCTTTTATTCATGGTTAGTAATTATTGAAATTAAAAGTATATTAGAGAATTTGCATGATTGCGGGAGTACATTTGTTGACCCTTTGTTGAGATTGATTAATAAAAAAAAGAAACAAATAGAAAGTGAGATTGATAAAGAAGATGATGCTCCAGTTGTATGAAAAATATAAAATGAATAGAAGGTGATTATATGAAAGATTTAAGTGTTCTTCATCCTTATGTCAAATATCTAGCAGAAAAGCTTATAGAAAAAAGCAAGAAACAAGGTATAAACATAATCATTACTCAAACCTATAGAACTATTAAAGAACAAAATGAAATCTATGCACAAGGAAGAACTAAAGTAGGCGCAATAATTTCCAACGCAAAAGGAGGAAGCAGTTTCCACAATTTTCGCCTCGCATTTGATTTCGCTGTTTTAAATGTAGACGGAACGACAGTAAATTGGTCTTCTTCTTGTGATACAGATAAGGATGGGCAGAAAGATTATTATGAAGTAGGTGCTATCGGTAAGTCTCTAGGGTTAACTTGGGGCGGAACAGATTTTGGAAATTTCGTAGATCTACCGCATTTTCAATGGACAGGTGGCTTGACTTTAAAAGAAGTGCAAGCTGGTAAAGTGCCTATTACATCAAAAGATAAAGGAGATGATAATGTGGAGCATAATACTATGAAACTTTTTTATTCAGATGGAACTCCAGTAAAGGTTGATAACTATAAGATTGATGGAAGTACATACGTAAATCTTAGAGATATATTATCAATAGGAGTTAAGTCCATCAAAGTTGTTCAGGGTGATAAAATTTACCTAATCAAACAATAAGGAGGGATTTTATGGATTACATATTTTATATACTATTCGTCATCACATCTATATTGGCAGTTCTAGAAATTATTAAACTTGTGAAATCTAGTGATGGAAAGTTCACAGAAGATGGTTGGAATAAAATATCTAAAATTGGTTCAGAAACTATTGATGAATTGATAAAATTATATAACTCTAAAAAAGATAGAACATTATTTATCATAGAAATAATTGATATCATCATGCTTAAAGTTAATAATTTACCAGAAGATATTAGAGAATTTTTTACTAGAGAGCGGATTGAGATATTTTTTAAGCCAGCAATTGGGAGATTGATTGATAAATTAGAAAAGAAATAAATGGATACTCTTAGGGGAAGATGTGACTTCGGTTGCCTCTTCCCCACTATTTTTTTGCCTATTTTTGTTGTACCCTAGGAATTGTATAAAAGGTTGATTTTATTGGGTTTTTAGCCCTACTCCCCCAATGGTTACAGTGTCAGTTTGTTGTACCCCACGACAATTTTGTGTCAGAAATGATAGTTGGCTTGAAATTTGGGTCATTATAATAAATTATGTATGATCCGTCATCTAGAATATTTATTTCGCTTATTAGCTCTCTCATAAATTTATTATCTTTAATAAAGAGAGTATCATATATATTGCATTGTTTTAAAATTACAGAAGCTAATTCTTCTTCGTTTATGTAGCTTTTATTTATACATGCTAGTGTGCCATTTTTTAAACGGTTGTTGCAGCGATAATTTATTTGGTTACGTTCTTTTCTACCTTTGTATGTATGGTTGCAACTTTGACAACGAATTAGTGAACTAAATAACATTGATATCTCCTTAAAATTATGGTGGAGGCAATGGGGGTTGAACCCACGACTTTCACGCTGCCAGCGTGACACTCTCCCGCTGAGTTACGCCCCCGTATATGTATATATTAACCCGCCTCTTTGATATTTACAACAATTAAATTTTCTATAATTTTATGGGTAGTTAAAGGCACTTGCTTGCGCTCCCCGTTGAGTGCTTTTTGCATCCCAAAATCATTGCTCTTAATTGATTTTACAAACTCATCTATATATAGCTTAACTTTAATTTTTATCTTACTTTTATACACTATAATTTCATCTATAATTTGTGACATCATCATTTTTTTCTGCTCATTCGATGCTAATTCAAACTCTTCTTTCCAACATGGAATAGATATTTGTAAACTAATCATGTCATCTAATTCTATTTTTTTATCTTTAAATTTATTTTCTAACTCAATGATTTTAGAGTTAATATCCTTTATTTCGTTTTCTTTTTGTTCCATTAAATTAGATAATTGATATGGTTTAAATTCACTTTTACCCATTATACTTTTAGTAACCTCCTTATTTAATATATTTAATTCTTTATAATTTTCTTCATTTTGTTTTTGAAATCTTTTTAATTCTAGCGTATCTTGGGATATATTTTTTACTTTAAAGTTTTCTATTTGAGCTACTAGATCAACCTGTCTGAGTTGTTCTAAATATTTATTAATTTCCATCATAACTGCTTCTTCAACTTTATTTTTAGCATGAAGAGTTTGTCCGTCACAATCAGTTTTACCAGTGGATTTTCCACTACACCTATAAAATACTCGCTGTTTTGTTTTTATGGCTCCATCTTTATTCTTCCATTTTCGATTATTATATGTAGTTGTAAGTGGAGATCCACATTGCCCACATTTTATAAATCCTACAAATAATAACGGGCTTTTTGTTTGAATTGGGAAATGAATAGTGTTATCACTCTTCCTGTTCATTGTATTTCTTTTCTTTCTCAATTGCTGTAATTTATCCCACAATTCTTCTTCAATTATAGCTAATTCAGGTATTTGAGTTGCCGATAATATCCAGTCATTTGAATTAATTCTATTTTTTGATGCCCCATCAGAAGATGTTTTACCATAAGACATATAGCCTTTGTAAATTGGATTTCTTAAAATATAGTTTACAACAGATTCTCTCCATCCCGATTCTGTTTTAGATGGTATTTTAAGAGAATTTAAATATGTAGAGATTCTTTTACCTCCATATCCTTCTTCACATGCCAGTCTAAACATTTCTTTAACTGTTTTACTTTCATTCTCATCAATGCTTAATTTATGTAATTCCTTGTTCTTCTTATTTTGTTTCCCCGATTTTACTAATTCATAACCATATGGAGGTTTACCACCTCTAAAAGAACCCTCTTTTGTCATTTGAACATGGCTTTCGTTTACTCTTATCGATGTTTTAATACTTTCTCCGCTTGATGTCCAGTATCTTAAATAGTTTAAAAGCTTGTCTGTATGATTATCAAATTTTTGCTCTCCTTCTATTACAGACCATATTTCTATTCCTTGTTTACTAAACCATTCTACAACAAATGGCGTTTCGTCATCTTTTCTTCCCAATCTGTCAAACATAAATACCAATAAAATATCAAATAACCCCATGCTCGCATCGGTTCTTATTTTTTGAAGTACGTCTCTGTCCTTCGCAGATTTTTTAAACCCTGATACTCCCTTTTCATAATATTCTTTTACTAAGTTCCACTCTGCTTGCTTATCAATAAATTCTCTACATGCGGTTTTTTGCATAGGTATATCATTATTATCCACTTGACCTTTTGTTGATACTCTATATAAACAGGCAACTCTTTTTACATTATAGTTAATTTGGGGGGATTCCATTAAATATTCCTCCTTAGTGTATAGCTTCACATCCCTATGTTAATTTAATCTTCATGCAATGTCAATAGGACTATTATTTACTAATAGCCCTATCTATAAATTGTTTTGAAAGTAATTTAATTATTGAGTTTTCTACTTCTTTTGCATCAACCGTTGAATGACTTGGAAAATTTATTTCAACCCACATTTTTACTTTTTTATTAAATCTACTTACACTTGACGATCCGTCTTCATTTATAATTAAATTATATTTATCACCTTGAAATTCTATAATTTGTTCATTATTCATTTCAGCCTCACTTTGTTTCTTCTATTAATATTTCGGTTCTTGGATTTTCTTTGTCATATCCGCCCTTAATGCAAAGCATTTGTATATGCTCAAAATCATCGTCTACTAGCAATCCGCTTTGAGTGAATCCATCCATAATGTTCTTGGGCGTATAGTTATCGCTGTCGTGCCGTGCTTTAGTTTTAAAATAATATGTAAAAGTCATAGTTGCCTTTTCTATCTTCTTATTTTCCAATCCGTAATGCTCAACCAACCAAATTATAAACTCCTTCCACTTCTGTTTTTCATTGTTCATTGCAGGTCTTTTCATTACCATCCATTGATTTAATGATGGAGATATTGGGGATTTAATTGGTATGACTTTTCGCTTCGGATATTTTTTAAAATAGTACTCGTTATATTGTTCAAGTATTTTATTATCTATAGTTATTAACATTTTTACCTCACTGTTTTATATTTTACTTTATTGGAGCTGATTTATTTAAATTTTCAGCTTCTTTTAACCACTGCTTTATTTTTATAAGCTTTTCTTCTGAGAAAAAATCTTTGGATCTAAACCAAGTTTCCATATCTAACTGTCTTTTACTACTATTGCACCCTTTACATGATGGGACACAATTATTTATTGTATTATCTCCATTATGTATTACGTGTTCTTTATGTAATTGTTGTCTATATTTTTCTTTGTGGTCTTGTTCGGTAGTTCCACAATAAGCACATTTATGATTAAAACAATCTAAGCAATATTTCCATTCTTTATTATTTATTTTATGATTTTTGTTTCTTCTTATTTTACTATATTCATTAACTCTATCACGATGTTGTTTTTGATACTCTTTGGTATATTCTAAGATGTGTTTTTTATTATTTTTTCTCCACAATTTATCTTTAGTTGATTCTCTTTCTTTATTTCTTTGTTTCCATTGTCTTTGAGATTCTCTTGATTTATCTAAATTTTTCTCTCTATATATTTTTTGGTATTCATCCCTACAATGCTTACATGGTTGCCCCAGTTTTCCATTTACTTTGTAAAAATATTCCTCTGTTGCAGGCTTGTATTCTCTGCATTTAGTACATTGTTTTAATTCTTCCAATCCTTCACCTCCTAAATTTCAATAGAATCACTCTTTCATCGTAAAACCGTAACCGCAAACCCTACAGCCATGCCAGTTACAAAACAGACTAAAAACAAAATTACGTATTCTAGGTAATTACTCATGTTTTTCTCCTATTTTTATATTTTTGTTCAATACCTTAATTCTCCTCTGCTTATTTTATTTCTTATTTCTTCAGCAAATAACTTCGCATTGTTTAACTCATCCTTTTTAAAAGTACCTAGTCTTTTTTGCTTGCCATCAATTTTAAATCGTACAATATATTTTTGTTCTTTCTCGCTCCAAGATACATTTTTAATTTGAGTAATATTTCTTTTTAGAGGTTTATCAGAAATGTTACTTGATCTTTTATTTATTGGACGAATAATATCGTTATTTTTATCTCCCTTTTCAATTCTTCTATATATTGTTTTATATGATATATTATATATTTTAGGTAATTCTACAATTGATTTCTTTTCTCCATTTATTTCTACTTGTTTTAATTTATCATAATTTATTTCTTTTTTTCTTTTTCTACTAAATTTTTTAAAAGGTTTTCTTTTATTTATATTTTGAATACTGTCAGTTACCCATCTACAATTTGTAGGCTCATAATTTCCATCATTATTTATTCTATCTATTTCTAATTTTTCATCATATCCGTTTTTTAACGCCCAATTATAAAAATTGATAAACCCGTTATCTTCATTTAACCATTCATCACAAATATTTATACCTCTGCCTCCATAATTATAATAATATTGATTTTTAGAATTACAGCAACGCTGTTTCATCCCATGATAAACTTTGTATAATTTATGATTCGATAAGTTATGTTTTAAATGTATTTGTGAGACAATTTCTTTATTTAAACAACCACAAGATTGTGTTAATCCACTTCTTAAACTATTTCCACATATTATTTTCTGTGTTTTATTTATACAATTACATTCACACAACCATTGTGGCTTATTATATTTATTGTTTTCTACTCGTTTTAATACTGTAAATCTTCCAAATTGTATACCCGTTAAATCTATAAATGCCCCCATTTTAAATCCTTTCAACTATAATAATTTTCTTGCAATCTCTTTCCAATTTTTACATCTTGCGTCTTGCCATTTAATATTCCAATCTTTAATTTCGCCAAAACATATTTTTGAATTAGCATTTGAAGTTTTTAAATTACTATAAACATCATCAATAAAGATTGATTCATATTTATTATTTACATTCATGTTAACTATTCCTTTATCCATTTTTACTCCATCATTTACAAGCAACACCGAGTTCTTTATAAATGGTAGCTTTTCCTTTATAAATAAAGATTTTCGAGAGATATTACCGTATGTGCCAACCGATGCGATTATAATCTTATATTTCTCATTCAGCTCTTGCAGCACTTCATAAGCATCTGGCATAAACTCAAGCACATGAAAAAATTCAAATGAAGCAAACATGTCATCAATTCTCTCAACCGCTAATGGGCATTCCTCTCCAAAGTTCCATAGTTTATTGTTTAGATAATTAGCTTCTTTGAAACCATCTACTTGCTTATATCTAAAGTTATAAGCGTCACAATATGCTTTGGAACTTTGGGTTATGGTATCGTCGAAATCGAGAAATAAATTATATTTCATATCATATTTCCTCCATAGTTATAATTGCTTCAGCTTCACATTTACAAAGTTCTACGCTTTTTATTTGATATAATCCATTATTTAAACTTTGTATAAAAACTTCTTCATCTGGCAATTCAAGTAACTTTTTTGCTAATTCATGTGTTGTATAACTCATTTTGTTCTCCTTAATTATTGATTAAAAAAGCAATTTTATCTAAAATTTGAGCGATTGATAATTTTCGAAACTCCTTCCGCTCTAGGTATTCGAGCAATAAGGTTGTCATGTAATCAATCTGATTTTGATTTGGATATATTTTAGATCTATTAAAATACCATTTTTTATATTCTTCACTGATTTCTTCATTGTTTATCATATTAATCACCTATTGTTTTATATTTTATTTATTGAGTTTACTTAGCTTATAGCACTTCCTACATAGGGCAACGTAAGATTCGTCTCCGCCTATTTGTATCTGCTTACCTTCTGTAATAATCTTACCGTTAACTATCTTTGCATTAAAATTTGTTTTATGCCCACAGGAGCAAATAGAGTCAACTTCAATTCTTTCGTCTGCAATATTGAATAATCTTTCACTTCCAGCAAAAGAAAGTGTCCTAAAATCATTTAATAAACCATAACAATAAACAGGTATATCCATAAAATCAACCACATCTGATAATTGATCTATTTGTTCTGGTGTAAAAAATTGAATCTCATCACAAAGAACTACATCAACTTTATCTTCTGAACTCTCTAATACGTTATTGATTATTTCATATATATTTTCACTATCTTTAATAGATATAGCTTTGTACTCTAATGCATCAATTCTTGATTTAACCTTATTAAGTCCAGACCTAGTATCTTTTGCCGATGTTAAAATCAAAGGATTCATGCCTATTTCTTTATACTTATATGCACGACAAATCAAAATCGCTGACTTGATGCTCCCCATATTTCCATAATTAAAAATCAAACTTGCCATTTTTAGATCTCCTCTATTATATTTAATCCTGAAACTATTCTATTCGCCAATTTCTCATTTGGTATTCTATCAGCAATCATGCAGCCATCCTTATCTCTAATACAATATGTTAATGCCGTGCTATTTGAAAACACCATATATCCTTCTACTTTATATATGGATTTTTCAACTTTATACATAATTATTCTCCTCTCTATAGGAAATGGAAATTTTATGGTACTACAATTATATGTTCTTTAGTTAGTTGAAATTGTTCTAAACATATTGAACATTCATATGTTCCGCCTAGATATACTGTAATAAGATGATTGGAGTTTTTACAATTAGGGCAAGTAACCAAATAAAAAGGTAATTCTCTAGACAGCCCATAAGGTAGGGTTTTAATAACTTTAAACATATTTTATCCTTTCATTATTTAAATCAAACTTACCTTTTAATGGAATATTGCTACGATTATTTCATATATTATATAAGCAACTAGGTTTTCTCTCAGTTAGCCTTTTAGTTGCGGGGTAGGAGATAACTCTCCTATCTTTTTTATTTCAATAGAAATAAGATTTTATCTTGTCATAGCATAATAAATTACATAAAACCAACTAAAAAATCCATGCAGCATTGCCCACAAAATTGATTTGTGTAAACTCCACGATATACAAATTGCTAACGCACATCCAAAACTAACACCAGAAGTAACATATTTATATGTATATGTATTTTTATTTTCCATAATTTCTCCTTTCAATAAAACCCCGAATTTATCAAAAAT